ATGATGTTGAAGATATAAAAGACTTTAGTTATAATGGAGCTTGTAAAATGACTTTAAATAATAAACAAGGTGGAGAGCTTAAAAATAAAAATGGAGCTGTTTTATCTGTTGTATCTTCGACTGGGTATGGAGATGGAGCTTATCCAGTTTATGCCATTAAAGAAGATGGAAGAATTAAAGAATTAACAATTCAATTTTTTTAAATTTATAAACTAAAATATAGGCCAGTTATATTGTGATAGTTATAGCTGGCCTTTTTTATAACTATTCTAAACTAGCTGGACAAATTGACTCAGTTAATAAAATGTGTATTAAAACTACTTGACAATATAAACGCTAGCGTAGTAGTCTCAACTTATCTTTTTAATTTAATTAATTACAGGAGGTATACAAATGAAAAAAGATATTGAGCAAATAGTTAAAAATGTAACTGATAAAATAATAGCTGAACTTGAAGGAGCTGACCCAACTAAATGGATGAAGTGTTGGGCTAATAAAAAAAATGTATCTGTTGACGGTCATTATTATACTGGGTTCAATACGTTTATTTTATCTATGTTAAATAATGACAGAGGTATATACGGTACTTTTTTACAATGGAAAAAAAAGAACTGTAATATTAAAAAAGGAGAGAAGGCTGTTAAAATAGTTTTATATTCTCCATTTAGTAAAGAAGTTGAAAACGCTGACGGTACTAAGGAATTAAAAAGCTTTAGATTTATGAAGGCGTTTCCAGTGTTTAACATAAGTCAAGTTGAAGGAGATTTGTCTCAGTTTGATGGTATGGACACTTTCAAAAAAATGGGAGCTGAGACAGTTGAGAAGGCTGAGAGCTTTGTTAATAACTTAAATGCTAAAATCAATTATGTTGAAGGAAGTGACAGAGCTTATTATGCTCCAGCAAGTGACGCTGTAACAATGCCCTCAAAAAATAGTTTTTTTAGTCGTGGAGATGCAACAGCTACAGAAAACTTTTATTGTGTTTTATTTCATGAGTTGACTCACTGGACAGGTCACTCATCAAGATTAAACAGATTAAAAGGTTCTTTGTTTGGTTCTAAAGACTACGCATTTGAGGAGCTTGTAGCTGAAATGGGTTCAGCCTTTATAGCTAACAGCTTAGATATATCGGCTCAGCCTCGAGCTGACCACGCTAGATATTTAAAAAGCTGGTTAAGCTGTCTTAAAAATGAGCCCAATGCTTTACTTAAAGCGTCAGGCCTAGCTAACAAGGCATTAATGTTTATGACAGATAAACAACCAAAAAAACAACCATTAAAAAAGGTAGCTTAATGGACAATACTAAAAAACAAATAATTGAAGATATTGAAATTTTAATAAAAGCTAATAAAGATAATCAATACTGTGATAAATATTGGTTAGCTGATGAAATTAAAAATATATTAAAAAATTATAGTCTTTAATAATAATAAACAAAAAATAGAAGGCCTTCAGCTAAAACGCTGGAGGTCTTTTTGTTTTTTTTATAATGAT